GATGGCTCTGGAGTTGATGAAGAAAAGGAATGCGGAAAAAAACCGAAGAAGAAAAATATTCATAATCATTCAAAAGATGGTACAATTAAATTACAGGAGGTTAAAAAAATGACAGAGGATAAAGAAGAAACTACTGAAACTCAAGAAGAAGAAGCTGAGTCAACAGAGGCTGAACCGACAGAAACTAAGGATGAGGAAACTGAAGAGCCTGGGAAAGAAGAGGCTGAGAAAGAAGAAGAATCTGAAAGCACAGAAGTCAAAGCATTAACTGAAAAAGTAGATGTATTGACAAAAGAGCTTGCAGAAGTGAAAGCACGTTTGAAGGCGCCTGTTAGAAAAAGTATGGTTGAACAGCAAGACAAATCTGAGAATTTCGTAGACGAGAAAATAAAAGATCCTCTAGACTTAATAGCATAATGGAAACACAAGAAGCAAGACTATATGATTTAGGTGCAGACAAGAAAAGTGCTTATGCCCATTCATTTGGAGCGTTAGCACATAAGTCAAGATATGTAGATCCTTTGACTGGTGTAGATTTAAGGGGAGCCCTTAATGAAAACCTGAAAAGAGGAATCGCACGTACAAAAGCTTTGAGCACAACTTCGGGTGGAGCAGGAACTGCAGGATATGCAATGATCCCAGTTTATGTTGATCCAAGAATTGTAGATGTCACAAGAAAGGAAACACCATTAGTTGAGTTAATTCCTAGGGTAGCAAACCAGGGAATGTACGCAGATTGGAATACAATCGAGTCTAAGGGTGGTGGTTTTACAGCTGCAGAAGACGCTGCGATGAATGAGACAAATACAGAATATGATAGGCATAGCACAGCAATCAAATTTTTGTACGCAGTCGGAAGAATTACTGGACCAATGCAGGCAGCAATGCCAAGCTATATGTTAGAAGGATTCCAGCCACAAGGTGGAGGATTAGGAGATAGTGCATTCAGTAATGTTGGAGCACCAAATGCAAAGCAGCAAGAAGTGATCATCAAGGCTAGAGAGATTAGAGAACTAGAGGAAAATCTTATAATTAACGGAAGTTTAGCTGGTGACGCGACACAGTTCGATGGAATTGTAATCCTTCAAGGAACAGAGAATGTTGTAGATCTTGATGGAGCAGCATTGACATACGATGATATTGAAACAGCTGCATTATACGCAGTTCAAGATGGTGGAAGGCCTAAATTGGCTGTTGCATCACCGAGTGTTGTAAAAGATATTCGAAAGCTTATCATTGACACGTACAAGTACAGTCCAAGTGACATAGCAGCTGGAAGTTTGCCATTCGGAATCCAACCAAGTTTAGTTTTAGAAACTATGTCTGGAAAAGTCCCAGTGATATTCAGCAGATTTTTGTCGGATACACCTGGAGCAAAGCAGATATACTTTTTAGATACAGACTGGATTGAGATGAGAGTTCTTTTAGACATGACTTATGAAGAATTTGGTAAAACAAATGACGCAAACAAGTTCATGCTTAAGATCTACGAATGTTTGATTATGAGGAATCCAAAGTTCAATAGTTTCATTGACGACATACTATAAATCCTTTTTGTTATTTTTTAGATTAATATTTTTTTATTGATTTAAAATAGAAAAAATAACAAGAGAAGAAAACTCTATAAAATAAAATTAAATGAACGGAGGTATAAAAATATGACAGCAACAGTAATAGACGAAACAGTTTTGGGAGGACCAATAGGTGGAGCTAGCGCTAACCATGGAGCCGGACTGGTTTGGGGATTATACGAAATGACTTCAACAGAGAATGATGATTGGATTTTATTGCCAGAATTTGAAGAGATAATGTTTGTATCTTGTAAAAGTATATCAACAGGAGCTCTTGCAGATGAAGCAGTGACTATCGATGCATCAGACAAAACAAAACTTGTTTTCACAGCAGGGTCAACAGACACTATCCGTGTATTTGTCGTCGGAACTTCAGCGATTGAAGCTGACTGATCTGTCTCTTAAAGAAAATGGGAAGAGATGGACCAGTAAGCGGAACTTACACAGGAAATAGAAATTATACAGGTAGAGTTAACTTTGCTCAAGGAGGCTCAGGAATGGGTGTTCAAGTTGTAAAAGACTCACAGATTTGGTATGTTGACAAGAACAAGACAAGTCCGGCAGCATCTGGAGATGGGCTGACTTGGGATCAATCATTTTTGACAGTTACAGAAGCAGTTGCAGCAGCAGGAGATTATGATATAATCTTTATTGGACACGGAGTTTATTCAGAAGCAGCGACAATAGCTATAACTCAAACTGGGTTAAAGATTTTTGGAGCAGGAACATCTGGATTTGTTTGGGGACCAACAAGTTTAAAATCAGATACTTGCGCAGATCACTTAATTACAATTGATTGTAATGGAGTGGAAATTGCTGGATTGGATTTTATTTGTAACACTACAAGTAAGAATGCAATTCAAATGGGAGCGACTACAACAACTTACAAGACACATATTCATGATTGTCACTTCGGTGGTGGAGGAACAACTAACATCGGAATTAATTGTGATACAACTCAAGATACAGTAGATATGCATGTTGATAGATGTGAGTTTTACAATTACTCAACAGCAGGAATCTATTTATCTGGAACAAGATGTAAAGTAACAGATTGTTTATTCTTTGTGCCAGCATCAGGAGTTGGAATTGATCTAACAAATGATACTGGAGGAAATAGACCAGACAAGTTAATTGCAAACAATATGATAATTGGAAGCAACTCATCAGATGTTGGAATTGAGATTGCAAGTACAGAGCCAACAGATGGTACACTTTTAGTTTTCAATAATTGTGTTACAAATTGTAGTACAAATATCACTATAAGTAAAAGTGATGCTGGATTAGTAAACAATCCAACATATATTGATGGAACTGCACCTGGACAAGTTGATCCAACTACATAAAACTAAAATGGTAAAAGAAAAATCTAAACAAGAAGAGCCACAAAGAACTGCGACAGTAGAGGAATTATTCCAAAATTGTCCGAAGTGTGGAGGAGACCTTTTAGTTAGAGTTCAATCAGAGAAAGGATTAGACTATAAGTGTGAAGCATGTGGTCACGAAGAATTTCGTAAGTGGAAATAAATTTATTTTTTATTTTTTTTCTTGTTTTTTTATTGGAGAAAAACAGGAAGTCTTCGGACTTTAAACAAACACAAAAATTTAAATAATCAGGAGGATTAAAAAAAAACATGGGACAAATCAGACAATTGAAAGTAGTAGCAACAGTTCCGACTGGAGAGACTGGTGTCACAGCAGACACAGATACAATCCATGGAGAGATCTTGAAGGTAGCAATGGATGTGACTGGAGATTCAATGGATATCAATTTGGATACATTGGGAGAACCAAAAGCGCAAGCAATCTTGGATTACACAGGGAACACAGATACAACATTCTATCCAAGAGCATTTGCTCAAAAGATAGATGGTACAACCTTATTGTATGTTACTGGAGAAGAAGTACCAGTAGAATTTGCAGTTTTCGGAAAGCTAAGATTAACTCTAGCAAGTGCAGTCGCAACAGAAACTGTTACTATGACAATCACTTATAGAGATTAAAATGAAATTTATAAATAAGAGCCAGCCAATGCAGGTTAGACAATCTGATGGGCCAGGAAGATTTAAGTGGAAACTCTTAAAAAAAGGTGAAACAATCAATCTTTCTAAAGAAGTTGGATTAAGATATGGACTTAAAAAAATGAAAACAACAGAAGGACAAATCGGACAAACAAAGGTTGAGACAAAACAATTAGAATCGCCAAATTTTCAAAAAGAATTAGAATCAATTAATGGGATTGGAAAAAAGACTGCGAAAGATATTACAAAAGTATTCCCAACAGAAGAAAAGCTAAAAGAAGCAATAAAAAATAAAGAACAATTGGCATTTCGTGACGATGTGGAAATAAAATTGAGGGAAAAATATGAGTAATGGATTAATGCTTGGGATTAATGAATTTAGAGCATTGCCAGCAAAAAAGAAATTAGATTGTTTATATGAAAATCAAGTTCAAACTTTGAAATTAATTAAAGGATACAAATTCTATTATAAAATTACAGCAGTTATAGGAAGTTTTCTGGCGATTGGTGTTGGGATATTATTTAAATTGCAGGTGGGAGCATAATGGCAGGATTTAATAGAAAATATTGGATTAAGTTTTTTCAAAGTTTATTATCTGAAAAATATGGATATCAATATTCAGAAAATCAAGAGATAATTATGGAGGTTAAAAATGAGTGATTATATTTCAGTTGAATCAGTTCGTCGTACAGTAGGGATTTCAAGTAGTGAGATTAGTGATGATGATGTAGATGCAATTATTGCTGAAGTTACCGTTCAGGTTGAAAGATATTTTAATACGAGTTTCACACCAAAAGAAAGAATAGATATTCTAGACGGAAATAATACTTATAGGATTATGCTTGACAAGAATCCTTTATTGGCAGTTAGAGAATTAAAGATCGATGGAGATACAGAGGATCCTGCTCATTTGCATGTTACAAAAGAAAGTGGAAAAATTGAATTGGATTCAGATCAAAGTTTGACAAATAGCGTTTTTAAATCAGGAAGCAAAAAAATAAGAATAAAATATATTTATGGATTTGTCGAGGAAAGTTCAACAAGTTCAACCACGAGCGCGGTAGAGGAAGCAGGGACAGATGTGAGCATTGCTTTGGCATCGATTACAGGATTTGAAGATACAAATTGGGTTGAGATTTATGGAATGGATGGGATGAGAGAAGTTGCTCAAATTAATGCAGCACCAGGAGCAGGAGCGATTGTAGTTGATCAATTAGTGTTGGGCCATGCAATTGGAAGCACAGTAGTTAAATTACAAATAAGCGAGATTTTTAAGAAATTAATGAATTATGCTTGCGCAATCTCAATGGTTGCGAGAATTGTTGGAGAATCTTATACAGATACAGTCGGTTATGGTCTTGGAGAATTAAGCATACAAAAGGGAGAGCCATACACACAATGGCGTGAAACAGCCACTCAATTGATCAGAGAGAGAGACAGGATCATGGGAACTGCAAAAATCCCTGGAATGATTAAACCAAGACCTTACATAGCATAAGATTAATATTTAAATACAATGGAAAACAAAAAATAATATGGGATTAGATATAGTTGCGAGAGATTCAAAAGGAAAAATCAAACAAGATCTACATGTTCATCGAGACAAGAAAAAAGGCAAAGTTGTGGAAGTTGATATTCTAAAGAAAAAAGAGGAAAAAAATGAATGAAGAAGAGATTAAACAAATCTTGAATGATCCAAAGAAAATATTAGATCTGTTCAGAGTATTTCATCAATTAATTCATGTTTATGAAGCTCAAGAGATGCAAAAGAAAAAGCCAGGAACAAAAGAGCAAGTTGGACTAAGTGATTCAGTTAATATTCAATTAAATAATCAGGAGGTTAAATAATGGAACAAAAGTTAAAACAAGGATCTAATTTGAAGGGATTTATCAAGATAGACCATTTTGATAATGCCGGCAATTTGATTGAAAGTGTAGTGACTCCGAATGCGTTGACAAATACTGGATTTGCAGAAGTGGCTGGATTGTTTTGTGGTGATCAAGCAGCATCTCACACTGCGTTTGATTACATCGCTGTAGGGACTGGTACAACAGCAGCAACAGCAACAGACACACAGCTTGAAACAGAAGAGACAGAAAATAGTCTTGGAAGATCTGCAGGAACAGGCACACGAGTGACAACTACTGTTGCAAATGACACATGTCAGATTGTTAAATCTTTCAGTGTTACTGGAAGCGTGGCAGTTACTGAGTCAGGAGTTTTGAATGCAGGAGCAGCAGGAATATTGCTTTGCAGACAAACTTTCAGTGCGATTAATGTTGCTGATGGAGATACGCTTCAAATTACTTGGAAAGTTACTGTTGCATAATTAACAAGGAACGATGAAACTTGGCATATTATTGCCTTTGTATAATGTAGTTCCAGCAAGTTTCTTTGTTAATTTTATCAATCGTATCCACGATCTCTATAATCAGAACAAATTTGACGTGCAGATCTACATGAGGACATCCACAATAGTGGATAAGGCAAGAAACGAATTAGTGAATATGGCCCTTAATGATAATTGTGATTATCTCCTTTTTATTGATTCAGATAATATTGTTCCAAAAGGAGCAGTTGAAAAACTTCTTGGAA